TTATTTGCAGAGGAGAGGATCTGTTTCAGTAGTATAGGGGATATCCACCCAGAAACGATCATCCTCCATGGGTTCTATCAACAAACCGGCTCTTTCAGCCAAGTCATCGATGATGTCTGCAATTAGAGTAAAGCTGGCTTTATTTTTCCACTCACCATAGTCTTTAGCGATTTCGAGACAGGCAGCTTGTAAGCGCTCAAAATATGGCAAAAACCAATGATCTTTGAGAGTTGAGGCCGTTTTTTCAGAGTCCTGCCAACGAACTCCCAAACCTTCGAGGTTACCCAAGTGGTAGGCAGCGAACTTTAGAACGTCGCCGTAGCACCCGTATATCTCACCTAGAATCTGATCAACTGAACCATGCTCTCTGTAGTTCAAAATCAGTCTATTGGAGCGTTTGTCAGCTTGAGCTAAGTCGTTGATAAACGTGTTTTCATAGGCTTCAGTCTGGCTCTCTCCAAAACCAGCAGAAATGGACGTGACCGCAAATTCGTCCCACACGGCAAGAATTACTTGCCACTGCATTTGTTCCAGAATCGACCCATTTTTCTGACGCAGTAGCACGTTAGGGAAGCAGCGGTCGAACGCATTAGTCACTTCAACATGCCCGCACTCATGGGCCAAAATATGGATTGCATGATCTCGACCTTGGGCATCTTCCAGGTCAATAAGAGGCGAAATATGGTGTGCATTTAGGACAATGTGCGACTTCAAAGCACCGTTACGCAAAACGCCAGGCGTCATGGCAACTCCTACAACGTGCGAGTTAGTAGCGGTCAGCTTGTAGTTCGTTTCGTACCCGCGATCCAGATCGAGCAAAGCTTGGTTGTAGTCGACGGCAAGCGTTACGCCGTCGAGGCCGCTCAAATCGAATTTCCCACCCAGTGCACGCACAGCTTCGCCAACGATTGTGGCAAGGCGTGTTGCCGTGTCGGCATCAGTAAAGCCTCTTGCTTGGATACCAAACTGTTCAGGCATCTTGGAGGTAAACTTCTTGGCGGGTTCAGCGGAAGTACTCTGCGAGTCGTCCATGATGATTATTCTCTGGGAATGGGATGAGCGATGGTCGGCAAACCCATTATCGTCAAGGCGCGTGCGTGGTGTCGAGTTACCACGGATGGCAGCAGTTGAAATCTTTGCACCAACTCCACGCTGAACGCTGCAAATTTCAGACAGCGTCGTGGCTGGCGACATTCCTGGAAGCGCTGTTCATACAGGTCGATTAGGTACGACGGATACGGCAAGATCAACGCTAGACCTTTGAGAGATCAAACGATTGCCTGACCTGTGATCTGCAAACAGATCCCGCGACGAAGGACGCCGGACTCGATTCTCACGCTAGCGTTTAAGGATTTCCGATCCCGGCATGAAGCCGATGCGCATATTTAAATAATATTTTTCTGGATGCAGTGAGCGGAGGTCACTAAGGGGCTGATTTTGCGGCCGTTTCATATTTAGCTGTTTATTCGCATATTTAAAAAATCTCGACACCTTTTGGTGATTAAAAGGAC